CCTAAAAATAAATATAACAAAGTTTCTAACATAATATATCTCCTGTACAGTATTTAGTCAGTTGAATTATCTTCTACGACAATCCAGCCCAATTTAAACAAATCTTCACGTATCTCGTCTGTCACTATACTTTCACTAACATATGCTTTAACTTCATAAAACGCTTGTCTTTGATGATCATCCATATTCTGAAATACTTCTTCATCTATTGGTTCATCACTCTGTATACCAGTACAGTACCAATCCATGTAGTCACCTTGTTCACGCATATCAGCAACAATTGCCCCGGCATGTCTCCAACTAGCACCCCATTTTTTACCAGCTAATATAGGCCATACATCATTTCTTTGAAACTCATTATTACAAATTGCTGCGTATAGGTGTTGAGCATATACATTATCACTTTTAGCTTTCTCTATGATCCACTCAGTAGAACGCAAGTCATACTCTAAATTATCTTTGCGCCACTCTGGGTCTTGTGACCTTAATTTATCCTGAAGGTCATAATCCTCGTAATGCTGTATGCTATCAATAGCATCTTGATTCAATGGATCTTCTGCTAAAGTTTCTCTATACATTTTAGTACGAAACTCATGTCTTGTTGGGCTTCTGTTCATTCTTCACCTTCTGCTTACTATAGAAAATGTGATTGCCAATTATTGCTACTTGTTTATAAGGCCACAATGGATCAATGTGTATTGAATGAAAGAACAATGCTGATTTAGGGACAACATTCTTATACATATCAAAAACCATTACATCATACGCAACTTGTAATGCTCGTTTATATTTTGGATTTGATTTACTTGGATCAGTTTTGTCTGCACATACCCAACTAAACTGACATACTACATTTTCGTTGATAGTTGTTTTTTGATAGATAACTTTACAAGGTGTTTCAGCAAACCCATGATTAACACGATTCAACACTACTCTAGCGATAGCGGCCTGTCCGGGCATTGCTTCTGCCCCTGCTTCATAATAAATATTTCTTGCCATACATGCTATTTGCTTCATATCAATCTTCTTTAGGGTAGGTAAATCAATAGCAATTTGTGTAGGCGAAGGAATAGCCATGATTGTTAAAAACATCATGGTCATTATTATTAACTTATTTTTTAATGATAATAACATAATTTCCTTTCACTGTAGTATACTACAGTTTTGTTGAATAACCAAACAGTTTGGTTATTGTACCCAGCAATCACAATTACAAGTGATAACTTGTTCAATTGCCTGGGCTACGGTTAGTGATGCCGGTAATAATACATCAGATGTATATACCGGATTTAATGCCGGGGGGATTAATTTAGTATACGGAGATCCTGCTAAACTTCCCGGAACAATTGGGCCGCCACCTTGACTGCCTTCCCCTCCACCTGCTCCCGGGCCAGCAAAGAAAGGGGTAGCGTCTGGTATTGATACTTGACTTATGCCAGGGGTTCCTATACCTATATCAGGGCTAGCTACAGGTAATCCGTCCGATGTCCCTATACCCAATACTGCTGCTACACTAGATTTTGGCGCGCCCACAATAGTTCCGCCAGTTGTTGTATAGTTTTCTGTTTTAGGATCATATGTTCCGACCGGGTCAGTATTAAAGGGGAAAGCCGGAGCAGAGTTTGCTACTATGCCGTTTGCTGTTAATTCTGTTGCTTCTGCTGCTGATAGTGAATCAGGTATATTGTCATCTAGTATGATACCTGCTTCAATTAATCTTGCTTGATTTCTTTCAGAGCGCATCATACCAACAACACTTTCTCCTGAAACTTTTGTTAAATCAGAAATAGCTTCTAAAGTTTGGGCTGCCATGTTTGGTTGTGTTTGTTTAGAATATACTGGTACTGAATCAGTAAAACTATATATCATAGTTGGATACTGAAATAAATCTACTCTATCAGCCTCTATTGGTGGAACATTAGGTGGTGGAGTTTTTGTTAAACCTAGATTCCTAGCTTTTTGTTCAATTCCTAGTTGTTTCCCCAAATTATCCCACATGTCATTTAATTCCATTGATTGTCCGGGATGAGTTGTTTCAATAATTGCTATTTGAGCATTAGCCGCATCAATATATGCTTGAACTACAGTATCTAAATCTGGTGTCAACGCAGGAGGGGCTTGGATAGTTACATTCAATGTAGCAGGTGGAGGAGGTGGAGTGGCACTCGCACCCGAACCATATAGGACACTTGATCCGTGAGAGCCTAATAACCCACTAAGTACTTTACCAAATGTAGTAGATCCATTATTTACTACTGGTTTAGTATCAATTGTAAGTATTAAAGTAGCACCTGATCCACCATCTATTGTAGCAGTTGGGGTAGCAGCACCATCTCTTCCATAACCGCCGCCTCCATTAAATGATGCTATTCCTTGAATAGATTGTATTGTATAAAAATAATTATAGTTACCAAATCCGTCGGGTATAGCTGAAGTTGAATAACCCGGGGTTACAGTTGCTGTTGCTTGTTCCCAAGTAAGTGCCAAATAAAGATTTTGATAGATAGTTGATAGAGCAGTGGTTTGTAAACCTATAATTGACGATTGTATGTCTTTCCACGGATAGGGCAAGCCAGACATACATCCAAAAAAGTCTGAATATGTATATGTACCGTAGGGTCCACTACCTAATGCTATCAATGCTAATGCTGCTTTTGCTTCAGTAGTATCGGTAGGTACGTTGGTGCCGTTAACTAAGTTTAATCCTGCAGTAGTTTCTAAACTTGCTACTACCTGCGCAAATTTTTCAATCTCAAGTTTACGTACATTTTTAATTTGTTGCATTGTTGCGCTAAAAGCACCGGCTGCTGCTGCTACATCACTAGGTAATATATTTTCAAGATACGATCCAAATCCTTCTGGTAATATTTGTAAATTAACTTGTTCTGTGGCAGTGGTAGGGAATTGACTACTAAGAGCAGTAACCGCACCGACAGCGCCAGAAGATACGGTATTAGTTGATACAGTGGTTAATTGCCGCTCTAAATCTTGTACCCAGGCTCCACGTGCAGCTTCCGGCGCGCCTGCTGGGCCAGCACCATTGCTACTTATTCCACCATACGCATCACCTACTAGGCCTGCTACGTCACCAAAGTTTTGTATGATAGTCATTGTCTTATCCTCTAAACGTTCTAGTAACTGTTTCTGGTATTGCTACACCAACTCCGCCATCGCGGCCCACAGCATACGTACTCATGTTACTATTAAGATAGCGTTCAGTTTTATCCGGGGCAGTAGGCATAGTAGCAGGCGGCGGGGAAGGGGGATTAGCTGGGGGCAACGGTGGAATAGTTGTACCAACAGATGCTACTATTGCAGGAGCAGATAAAGCAGAATTAAGTCCGCCGTCGGCAGTTGAGGTAGAAAATATAGGATAATAAGTTTTACTATTAGTTGGGCCCGGCACTGCATTATATATTGGCACTGTCAATGACAAATAACTTTGAGGGAACATTTTCTTTACATCAAGCAAATCTGCTAAACTAGTTAATCCCACAGTATTACAATTTAAACTAACTAATATAGCTGCTAAATCAACGCCGCCAATTAATAAAAATGCCGCATATGTTTTCTGTTGCTGTTCTGTTGTAACATTAATGTTACTTGAAATATTGTCAATTTCATTAGTTGTTAATCCTGCCGCCAACAATGCTACTGATAATGAGGGAGTTAAAGCATTATACTTTTTAAGAGTTACTAATAGATTAGAAGGAAATCCAAATGTCCAAATAGTAGATAAATCTAATGCCTTTCCTAAATTAATTAAATCTCTTCCAAATACCCCTGTTGCTAAACTTACATTGGTCACATCAGCAGTAGTTAAATCATTCATATTACTATAAGTTCCTTCTAAGAAACCTATTGAATTCTGTGCTGCCATAATTGATTTATTTGAATAATCAATAAATGAACTTGCTGAGATGAATGACCCACAAAAATCAGTATACATACCATTAAATGATAATGTATCATTGTAATTAAATTCATTGTATCCTTGCCATGGATGTAATCTTATATATCCCCAGCTGGCAGTTTCACCACCATACCCAGTTCCATCAATTTGATACGGTCCTGTCCAGAAAGGACTGCCTGTATATGTATACGTAGGAGGAGGACTATTACCCAAGGCAGGTATAGTACTACTTCCTATTGAAGTTATATTGGCATATGTTTCAGCAGTTACTTTATTGTATGACAAATTAATTGAGTTTGTAACCCAGTACAAACAACTATTGTTTATAATAGTTCCCGAAGTATAATTGGTCGAACTGGTACTAGAACCAACTATATTAGCAGTGGGTTGATTTACCCAAAAGCCTTTGCCTTGGACTAAACCACTCATTACATTTACGCCTAACGGGCTTTGTTTTCCTGTATCACTCATGGTACAAATATATCAGGACTACCTTGAACGATACTGTGACCACAAGTGTTTCCTGATCCTATTCTTAATACGGGACTTCCTTCAGCAAACACGGTTGGACTACCGTCAGTTGTAGTTGGAGCATCATGCGGGGGGTGCGGACGACCCCATGGGGAATGTGATGTAATACCACTTACGTGTAACCCCACTTCAATTCCATTGGCAATGACCGTTTTGGCGCCACGAATAATCGTTCCACCTTCTTGATTTGCGTCACCCTTCCTACTCAATGCTGCCATTCATTATCCCATTACTATTTTCTTATCCGGTAATTTAATACCAGTTGTTGCTTCAATGTACTTATCTTTGATATTATCATCAGTATTAGCATAAAAAGCAATCGCACTAGTATTTAGCGTTACATTTCCACGCTGTTCAGCAGTAAACATGCTAGGAATCATCTGCATTCCTTGTTGACTAGGTGCTATACTTACTGGTTCCGTTATAATGATATTATCCCGAGTTAACGCAATAACTTTGGCAATCATTTCTTCGCCGCTGTTCAATTTAAAGGTATATACTTTTCCTATTTCCATTAGATACTTTCTGTTAATTTTTGTTTGAGTTCTGTAAACCCACCCACATGTTCTCCGTCTAGGAAGATTTGTGGAACCGTGCGGGCAGTTGGAACTGCCTCTAATAATTCTTCTTTAGTGTAACCATCACCAATTTTCTTTTCTTCAAATTCTATTCCCTTACTTGACAACAATGCTTTCGCTTGGTCACAATAAGGGCAGTGGTACTTACTCCATACTATTGCTTTCATATTATTTCCTTTTATAAACTTGGTAGTTGGTCGTAATCAAGACTTTCACTCATTACGCCCAATACATAATTGGTTGATTCATTTTCTTGTAGTGCTGTCTGCTTTTTGCTTGTATCACTATGTTTATTGAACCACGGTATAGGGGTACTCTTTGGGCTATTGCCTTGATACTTAATACCAATCTCTTTCAATGCTCCTGCTGCTGTATAATCAACAAAGTCTTTTAACACATTAGCATTTAGTCCAATGACAGGCCCTTTGTTAAACAAATAGTCTGCCCAGGCTTTTTCTTCACGGATAACATCCATGTATAATTGATAAACTTCACTTTCACAGTCTGGCTTGATAGCTGCGAAACGATTATCATCTTTAATAACTTGATTAATAAGATAAGCAGTCCAGCCTTTATGTAACAGTTCATCTTGGAGAATTAAACTGATAATGTTGCCATTACCAATAAAGATTTTGTTCTCAACCATTGCTAAACTTGTAGCGAATGATACCATAAATCTAAATGCTTCAAGTGCGTAACTGGCATGTAATGCCATATAAATTGCTCTTACATGTTCAGATTCTTCTACTGGTTGACCTAACTCTTTCGCACAGTTGATTCTGTGTAGGTCATCATAATATTTACCAACACTACTAGCCATATCAATGATTTCTTGTGTGTCGTGAATTGTATTGAATACTTCTTTAGGCACATTGTAGATGTTACGAATGATATGACTGTAACTCTTGCTATGAATGTTTGTCTCAAAGAAACTCCAGTTATATATCAATGCTTCTAATTCAGGCAATGATACAACCGGTGTGAATACTTGACTTGGCGCACGACCTTGTAAACTATCTAATGCTGTTTGTCTTAGCAAGTTGCTAGTAAAAATATGTTTAACGGCATCACTAGCTTCTTTGAAGTCATTAGCATCTTTAGTTAAACTGATTTCTTCTGGTTGCCAAAAGAAGCCACGTGCTGTTTCTTCAAACTTAGCAATCTTTGGATACTTTACTTCCTCAAAACGTTGAATAGTAACTGGACCTTGTGGGTCTAGAAACATCTTACGATTCAAATAGTCTGTCTTTGTGTTTAGGTTATATTGTGCGCGGCTCATAGTTTACAACTTTCGCAATCTTCTTCATTATCAAAATCAATGTGTTCTAACATTGCTGGTGCTATCTCAGCATCAGCCTTACTACCTTGCTTGTTAATCAAACTATAATAGAAAGTTTTTAAGCCCCACATATGTGCCTGCATCAAATTCTTTGCTATCAAGGTAGTTGGAACTTTACGGTCACTATAGTGAGCAGGGTTATAGAATGTGTTTGTACTAATACTCTGGTCAATGTATGCTGCCAATACTGCTGCTGTTTTTAAATAGCCATCACAGTCAGTTTGCTCCCACATTAATTGATACTTGTTCTTTAGTTTATGATATTCAGGAACAACTTGTGTAAAGCTACCTGCTTTACTTTCTTTTACTGATATCAAACTCATTGGCATCTCAATGCCGTTCGTGCTATTGATAACTACACTACTTGATTCTACAGGAGCGATAGCCATTTGTGTAGCATTACGTACACCATATTCTTTCATATTAGCACGTAGTGTTTCCCAATCAAGTTCTGGATTGAAGTCAGTTAATTGATTAACCCCATCGGCACGTAACTCCCAGGGGAATATGCCTTGACCATAACGTGTCTTATCACTGCCTTCACACTTACCACGTTCTTTAGCAAGTTCTACACTAGCTTCTGTTAGATAGTATGCTAAGTGTTCTGCCCAGGTCTTGACTTCAGCTAATGCGTCTTTCTCGCCATACTTCAGGCTACGTTTTGCATGCCAGTATGCTAAGTTAGTTACACCAATACCCAATGGACGAATTTCATCGTTGCTTAGTTTAGACTGTATGGAAAGAAAGTCCTGGTAATCCAGTATATTGTTAAGACTCCTATGTAGAATGCGACAAGCACGGCGCATATCTTCTGGGTTACGGAAGGCTCCCCAATTGATACTTCCGAGAGTACAGAGTGCGATACGTCCTTCTTTATCGTCAAGTCTCTTAAATGATTTTGTTGGTAGTAGTATTTCACAGCATAAATTACTCTGGTAAATTGTATGATACTCAG